CGCGTTGTAATTGATCTAATTCTCCACGTAAGGTATTTGACCTATTTGTCAAGTCTTTTAATTGGCTAATTAAATACTTCTGTTTAGCGTTTAAATCTGTTTCTTTATAGTCTTGTCCATCTATATTTAACACGTTACCAGTCATTAGTCATCTCCTTAATATATATGTTAACTTGGTTCAGTAGGCCAAGTGATTCCGTTTATTTTTATTCCATCTTCATCTTTACTAGTATCTAAAACAATAGAAGGATTCCACTTAGAAGTTCCTGCCGCAGGCAAATCTCTTAGTTCTTGTCTGTAAGTTTTCCACTTATCAGGAACAGCAGACCCAGATTCTAGTGCTTTTAATGCTACCCAATCAGAATTACCTAATCTTATATTTCTTTCATCTCTAGCAAACTTACTAATTTCATCAGGATTTAATTTGTCTATTCTATCTTGAGTCCACACACCATCATTTGAAGAATCATTAACTCTTTCTTTGGTATTTCTTTTTGCTCCCTTTGTTGCAAAACTTGGAACGCTACCTGTTTTGGGAGCAAAGTCAAAAGCAAGAGCATCAAAGTCATCCTCTGTCATGCTATCTTTCATAACAATATGTGCATAACTACCATCTGCGTAGGTAACAGTGGCAATGCCACTTTCTATCTTTGTAATTGTATATTCACTCATGGGCTTACCTCTCTTTCGACCGCCAATTATCTCGGTAGTAATTTTTAATTTGTCTTTTCATTATTGCCTGACCTTTCTTAACTTCTTTTTCATCTTCTTTATTTTGAAATCTAAGATTTAATTTAGAATTTACTCTTCGAAATGGAATAACTTGAGCAATAGGAGTTCCAAGTTTAACTGTCCCGGCAAATTCTTTATCAATAAAAAATGGAAGATTTACCGGGAAGGGATGGTTATCTGTATCTACAACACCAGACATTATCTTAATGGGAATATCATCTCTATGTTGCGGAGATATAAACAAGCAAGACCATCCTTTAGGAGTAACTATCTTCCAAGGGTTTACAAGTTTGTAAATAATATTTGGAAGTGACTTAGTATTTAGTGTTGTATTATCTACTTGTTCTTTTTGTTGCATCGCCAATGTATACAACTGTTGGTCTAGACGTTGACTAATTGGAGTAGGATCATTGTCATAAGCTGTTTCATTTCGAATAAAAATATCGTGCCACAATGGAATAGCAAACCCAGTTTTCATAACATCAATAAAAGGCATACATTTTTTGATACTAGTATTTAGTGTAATATTGTCACCAGACAGTTTAGAGGGTGCAACATTTAACTCATGTCCTTTCATTTTGTTTGGGAAAAACTTAGTCATTAAATCTGGTTTTGGAGCAATCTCATAATCAAAATCTTCACCTCCATGATAGACAAAATCTATATCTACAAGTTCATCCTCTATCTTTATTTCTTTAAGATGTAGCACCATTAATTGTTCCACTATTTGATATTATGTTTATTGAACCAGATGAGAAAAATGCCGCTTTCCCTGCCGCACCACCTGATCCACCTGATCCACCACTTGAACCTCCGCTTCCATTAGAAGCATTTCCGTTAGATCCTGTTGAACCTGTTGATCCTGAGTTTCCATTTGAACCTGCTGTAGCTACTGCTCCTCCATTTCCTCCGTTTCCACCAGATCCACCAGATCCACCAGACCCTGCATTTGTGCCACCGCTTGCTCCCCCAGAACCACCAGAACCACTAGACCCAGAACCTGCGGATTGACCATAACCAAATCCCACTGCACCCGAACCGCCCTGACCACCTGAGCCACCAGAGCCGCCTGATGAAGAAGAAGTACCTACAGTTCTTCTTCTAACTTGGAATCTTGGTTGAGAACTACCACCTAAATGAGTGGTATTCTGTTGGTATATATAATTTCCTATTTGATAATTTCCTGACCTAGCAACAGTTCTTGATGGATAGTTATGATATACTTGAGAATTTGCCCAATATAACTGATATGAGGTATTGCCTTGATTGCTCCAGAAATATTGAAATTGCATATAAGCACCTTGGTAGGCAGTCCAACTTCCATAAGAGGTATAGCTACCGTTTCCACCAGAACCGCCTTGGCCGCCGCCGCCGCCTCCTGCTCCACCGCCACCGCCACCACTAATTGTACCAGTATTGATTAGATCAAAAGAATGTGCTGAAGTTATTGCGTGACCACCTGCACCTCCGTTTCCACCTGTTCCACCGTTTGCGCTTCCTGCCGAACCTGCCGTGCCACCCAAACCTAAAATAGTTCCTGCATTTTCTATTTGCAGTGTACCACCCATACCAGATGGAATTGTCATTGGGCCTAAGTCAACACCTGATGGAATAATTAATATCTTTGGTGTACCTGATTGATAGTCGGCAGTGCCAAAGGCAGTTTCTACGTTAAATGTACTAGCAGAACTTGCTGTTGCAAAAATTGCTCTGTTTGGAAAAGAACCAAACCCTAAAACTGTGTAACCAAAATTTGTCATTACGCATCATTCGCTGCATCAGTTGTATAAAATAGTTTAATGCCCAATAGCCTTGCATCGCCCGATTGGTCATCAGCAGAAACATCTCGCATTATTCGAAAGAAACACAAATCTTCTGCCGCAGGTGAACCTGCTATAGTTACTGCACCAGATTCAGCAGTAATATTTAAATCGCCAGATGTTCCAGAATGTGCTTTTGCTGTGGGTGCTACTGCTGTGCCAAACGATGTGTTGATGTCACCATTGTCAGATAAAGAAACTCCACTCAATGCCCAAGATACTGTACCTGTATTTGTTCCAGATACTGTAAAATATGCTGAGAATGTAATTGTTCCTTCATTCCATGACTTCGGAAATGCTACAGTAAATTGTGCGTGTTCATCAGAAGAAGCATCAAAATCTAAGCACTTTAACTCAGGCCCATTTGATAATTCCACTTGTGCAAGAGCCGCACAACCATTAGTACTTTCTGGATACATTGCCGCCGCAGGTATCCATATTGTTTCTTTACCTGCTACTTTAACTGAACTACCACCAACACGAACATCTCCACCATCATGATTAAGGCTTAGAGGACTTGTACTTCCATTATTACGAGCCATAATTTCATTATTATCAATCGAAAGGTTTAAACCACTAGAACTCCCTATTTGGAATGCATGACCAGTTGATGTAGTTGAAAGGTCAGTAGTGCTTGTAAGTCTCAATGTACTTACATTAGATATACTATGACCTCCAAAAGTTGTTCCACCTGAAGCATCGAAAGATATTGAATCTGGTTCTAATGTTATAAGGTTGTTTGCATAACCAGACCAAGCTTGATTTCCTCCATCAGCAACTCTAAATATTAACTTTCCATCTTCTGTGCCATCAGTAATATCATTGGTTACTGCTAAAATAGCGGCATAAGTAACATTTTCATCTGCATCATTTTTTCCTTGAAAATAAATATTACCAATAAAATCACCATCAGCAGGGGATGCTGAATCTCGCAGCAATTGAAGTGCAGGATCAGGATTAGCATCAGTGTCATAACCTGTAATTGTTAAACCACCTTCATGCTTAAACCTACCTCTTTCTGTAGCCGCTTCAGATTTGCCTAATTTAATAACTAAATCAGTT